CTTGTGCTACGACTTCGACAGCGGAACCGCAACGGCTTACGACGCCAAGCGCGTCAATCGTGTTGAACTGCCTTCGCAGACCAACAACCGTTGGTTCGCGGGTGTCGCGGCTCGTGCGTACGCTGCGAGTTCCGGCGGGCAGTTCATCGAGATTTACGGTCCCGGCTCGACGTGCAACATCCTGTCGAAGGTCAGCAACACGCTGGGTTCCGGTCGGACGACTTGCATCGCCGGCGGGACGTACGCGGGCTACTTCGAGCGAGCCGGCTTCGAGGGGAAGGGTTCTGCCGTTCCGCTCCAGACCGTCGACCGAAGCTCGACTGCCGGCAAGTGCATGGCACGTCTCGAAGAGGGACCGGAATCCGGCCTGATCGAGGTCGTGACTGCGGCTGCTGGCGCAATCGTGTTCATGGTCGGTGGCGTCACCTACATTGTGGGTGCCTCCATTGCCGCCGACGCGACGTTCACTCTGGCCGATGGCGTCCTGCCGGGCCAGAAGAAAGCGTTCTGCGTCGTTGATACTGCGGTGACGACCAACAATGTGGTTGTCACCGTTACGAGTGGTACTCAGGGCGGGACCATTGACGCCTCGTCCACCGCTCTGGCGTCCTTGACGCTCAATGCCGCGAACGAGGTTGCCGTCCTTCAGTGGGACTGCATCCTGTCGAACGGCTTGTGGCGGCTCGTCCACATTGTCGGCGCGACCGCCGCTTGATGTAGGGGAAGTTCGTTGCAACGGACAGCCGGGGGCGGGTTTCTCTTCCCCGCCTCCGGCTACTTTTTACCTCAACGAGGTTTCTCATGGCTGAATCTGGACTATCACTCGGAAGATCGGACTTCATGGCCGAGATCGGCGAACTGGCCGGCTTCGGTCGCTCCGGTTGGTCGTCGGCTCAAGAGGCGACGATTACCCGTGTCATGAACTCCGGCATCCGTAGGGTGTATTACCCGCCAGCAGTGCATGAGTCGGTAGTCGGCTACGAGTGGACTTTTCTCCGCCCGTACACGACGCTCTCCCTCGTCAGCGGGACTGAGGATTACACCCTGCCTGACGATTTCGCGCGTTTCATCGGCCCGATACACTATCCAACCGAGGAGTACAAGGAGAATATCCTTATCATTCCAACGGCGCAGATCCTTGAGTATCGGTCTGGCGTTGCAACAACCGGCTACCCACGCTATGCGTGCGAACGCTGGAAGTCTTCAGACGGCTCTGACGGTCAGAGGAAGGAGTGCCTCTTCTGGCCGAAGCCTGACGTCACGAAGACACTGTCGTACCAGTACGAGGCGTATCAAGGTCCGCTGACCGAGAGCTACCCGTACCCTCTCGGCGGCATGAAGCTGTCTGAGTTGTATCTCGAATCCTGCCTCGCGGTGGTGGAGTCGCGGCTCGACGACGAGCCGGGCGTGCACACTCGCGAGTACATCGCTCTGTTGATTGATGCGGTAGAACGCGACAAGCAGAACGGAGCGCAAATATACGGACAGATGGGCGACAAGGACAGCCCCAAAGGAACCTTCCGTCGAGGACTAACAGGCGGCACCTACTCTATCACTTACAAGGGAGGCGACGTCTGATGCCTGAGACACCTGAAGCTCGCCGAAAACGGCTCGCGGAACGTCAGCGGGTTGACGCACACTTCAAGCAGCGTCAACTGAAGGCTGATGCCGCCGCGCTGGCCAAGGCGAAGAAACCGGCACCGAAGCCGACAGCGAAACAGCAGCGAAACGCTGCCGCGAAGAAGCGGAGGGATACCGCTGTTAAGAAAACGGCACCGAGCGGCTATCAGCGCTTGCTCAAAGCCCTTGGATGGAAATAACCAATGACCCAGATCGTCGGCGGAAAAGCCACCGGAACGGCAGCGAGTGCTCAGATGCTTGCTGCTGACGTGAATCGTGACAAGGTTACGATTATGTTGTACGACAACACCGCACCCGTTGCTATTGGCATCGGTGAAGCGGCTGTCGCAGACGAAGGCGTCGTCCTTCGTGAGCTTGGCGACGTCTGTGAGATCGAAGGCTACGCCGCGATCAAGCAGATCAATATCATCGGCAACGGCGGCATCGTGACATACCAGACCGGCCCGGTCACGGCACGTCTCAACGGCTACCTTGCCTGATAATCGTTCGTTTACTGAAGTTCCTTTTTCTGGAGTAGAACCATGCTGGCACGAGTAGTCTCACTACTGCGGCGTGCAACCGTGTACGCAAGCGCCAGAGTCTTGGCTCAAGGCACCCCGACTGCCGGTGGTGATGAGGCGACGACCCTGACGATTGCGAATCTTCTGACGAAGATCATCACGGTCACGCCCACTGCGGCTCGCAACTACACTCTGCCCACGGGCACGCTGACGGAAGCTGGCGTCGACCTGGAAGGCGGTGAGTCGTTCGAGTGGACCCTCATCAACCTTGCTGCGGCAACGCACGCGGTTACTGTCGTTGCCGGAACGACCCATACGGTCGTCGGCTCGATGGCTGTCGCTGCCGCGTCTTCGGCGACCTTCCGCACGCGGAAGACGGACCTTAACACGTTCGTCACCTACCGCATTGCGTGATCGGACAAGGATGCCAGCGCTCCTCGCGGGGCGCTGGTATTCCTATCCACCTACAATTTCTCAACTGGGAATATGAGCTATGGCGAAACATCGCAAGCTACGCATCGAGTATCCCTTCGGCGGCTTGAATCGATCCGGCGCTTACCGGCAACAGCCTCCGTTCACTACCACTGACATGCGAAACATGCGGGCATACGGCACGGCGGAAGGTAGGCGCCGTGGGGGCTCTCGACCGGGTCTGGTCGAGTCCCACAGAACCGATATCGGGGGCTCCGTCCGTATGCTCCATAACATGCAGCTCACGCTCACCGATGGCTTTACTGCGTGGTCTGATAACTTCGACGGGTCGTCCATGGGCGACGCGTGGTCGCAGGCGTCCTGGTCGTCCAATCAGCCGCAGATCCTGCCAGGGGCGTTAGCGTCTATTGATAATAGCGTCGCTGACGCAGCGAGCGTGCGAGACTCAATCGCCACGCTCGACACGTCGTCATCTTATGCCGTCGAGGCCTTCCTGGTGCCCTGGGACGGAGAGTGGCACGGCAGCTACTCGCTCTACTTGCGTATGGATAACACGACGCCCGCCTACCTCACCGAGGGCGTCGAAGTCAAGTTGACGATGACAGGATCTAGCGGCAACATTACAGCCGAGTTGAACTCGTATCTTGCGTCGTCGAAGACGGTAGTCGACTCCGATTCAGTCGCATTCACTGAGGCGAGCCCCGGATGGCTCACGGTGGTCACGAGCGGAACCACGGTGACCGTGTACTTCCAGGGCACGCAGATTCTCACCGGCACTGTCGACGCCCATTCCGGCACGCGAGTCGGATTGGGGCTCGAATGCACTGTCGATGGTGGGCTTTGCCTCATGAATACATTTCGCGTCCAGTATTACTCGACGTCCACCTTGCCCGCTTCCCGCACGTTGCTCGTAGCATCGGCTGATGGGAATCTATGGTACGAAGAGTTCTACGGCGTGATGACGCAACTGTCCACGAACCTGTCGCTGAGATCGGACGTCCGGCTTTCTTCAGCGCAGGGAGGGCAGTTGCTATATATTTGCGACTACGGATTGGCGCAGGATGGCACCGATGGTACAGTGAGTGGGACGACGCTCGATGACGTCGCGGGAACCGACTGGACTACTATCGGAGCTAATATCTATGATTACGTGGTCGTGCTTGACAACGTCACGGGGGCTACTACAGCAGGCGTCTATGCGATCTCCGCGATTGCTGCCGGTTCCATTACTCTGGCCAGCGCGCCGGGGGATGGCACTTGCTCGTATCGAATCGAACGACAGATCAAGGTTTACGACCACGAAGCTGGGACGCTCACGCTCCTCACGGCAACGGCTGGGCAAATCCCGACCGGAAACCACCTCATGTGCCGCTACCTGGATCGCCTTTTTATCGGTGGTGGGGATCTTGCACCTAACGCATGGTTCGCTTCACGGCAGGGGACTTATACCGATTGGGATTACACACAAGAGGACTCGCAAAGGGCTATCTATGGACCGACGAGCGAGCAGGGCGTGCCGGGCCCACCGCTTACAGCATTTGCGCCGACTTCGGATGACTACCTCCTGATCTCCTGCGCGACCGAAGTCTACCGGATGCGCGGCGACCCTGCGTACGGCGGTGCCATGGACGTCTTGAGCGAGACGGTTGGCTGCGTCGACTCGCACGCGTGGGCTCACGGGCCCTCGGGCGAGATCATCTTCCTGTCGCGAGACGGGCTTCAGGCTATCGGTGCCGGCGGCAACACCTACCCGATACCTCTGTCGCGCGACGTTCTGCCGCGTGAGTTCCGCAACCTCGATATCTCGATCATGGAAGCCTCGATGGGCTACGACGTCCAGGGTCGCGGTATGCACATATTCCTTACGCCGGAGGATAGCAATGAGCGCGTTCACTGGTGGTTCGACTGGGAGGGCAAGACCTTTTGGCCCCTTACACTTCAGAGCAACCACGAGCCTACTTCCGTATGCGTTGTTCAGTCGACGTCTATTGAAGCTTCGGGAGTCATCCTGGGTTGCCGTGATGGTCAACTGCGCACGTTCAACGAGCTTGCAGCCAACGACTGCGGGACCGCGTTCTCAGCGTGGGTCGAGATCGGCCCGATCGCGCTGAACCAGGACGGCGAGCTTGGGAATATTATTACGATTGACGCCGTCATGGCGTCTGAGAGTGGTGACGTCACTTGGTCGCTCCTTGTGGCCGACACGTTCCAAGGCGTATCTTCAGCCACCGCGACCGAGACTGGTACTTGGGTCGCCGGCTTGAATGATACTGTTCGACCGTCCGTGAGGGGGCAGGCGTTCTCGCTCAAGCTCACGTCGGTCGCTCATCAGCATTTCGTTGTTGAGAACATCATCGCGGTTACGCGACGAGCTGGCAGGAGACGAGTTTGATGGCTAACAGCCGTAAGAAGAAGCTGCCGAACCCGCATTCGCCTGAAGAGGTGAGGCGGGCGTTCGGTCTTATCAATTCAGACGTGGACGAAGTATCCGGCGATCTTGCTGCGTTCATTATCTTCGTCGCGGCGACGTACGTTCCGTACACCGGCGCGCACTCCGCTGTCGATCTGAACTCGCAGAACCTCACGACGACTGGCACGGTGACGATTGGGACGTCAACGATAGCCGAGGTTTCGACGGACCTGACGATTACGCCGGCCAATGATCTGCTAATCCCGTCCGGTGACGTGTACGCCACGAATGCGGTGTACTGTTGCGGTATCTACTCAGGCACCACGACGCCGACCGACCCGGCGCAGATGCACATTGTCGGCACAAGCGGGCACGTTCCGTATGCGTGGGTAGACAACCCAGACGACAGTATCGTCTTCGAGAACAACGCGGACATGGTGTTCAACATCATCGTGGATGATAAAGAGGATCAGGGGTATGTTTTCTCAAACGTCAATGCT